ACAAAACTTTGCATGGACGTTATATTTTAACTGACTGCCTAGACGACGTTTGTTTAGACTTGATGCGTAAAATTGCACGTGAGTTCTATAGCGTGTTTCACAATATGAAGTTCGACTTTAAGATGATTAAGTATCACCTTGATATCGACTTTCCTCGTAAGCGGGTGCATGACACTATGGTTATGCACTATGTTCTTGATGAAACTGACTCACACGGCTTGAAACCACTAGCCCTAAAGTACACCGATTACGGTGACTATGATTCAGAACTTGATGACTTTAAAAAGGCATACTGTGCAGCACATGGCTTGTTGCAAGATGACTTTACATATGACCTTATTCCCTTTGATACAATTAGTCGTTATGCTTCTATTGACACAGCCGTTACATACGACCTTTTCCACAAGTTCTGGCCGATTGTCCAAACCAATGATAAACTGCGTAAAGTTTACGAAGAAATCTTGATTCCTGGTACACTGTTCCTAATGGACATGGAAGAAGTAGGTATTCCTATGAGTACTGAACGCATGGCCGCAGCTAGCAAGTACTTGGATTATGAGATTGAAGAAGCTAAAAAAGTTGTTTACAGCTTTGATGCAGTAAAGCAGTATGAAAAAGATAGTGGAAAGATCTTTAACCCTAATTCAGTTATGCAGCTTCGCGTTGTGTTATTCGACTATTTGGGTCTTAACCCAACTGGTAAAAAGACTGCAACTGGTGCTGTTTCTACTGATGCTGAAGTTCTTGGTGAGTTATCTGATGAGCATCCACTACCTGCCGCAATTTTAAAAGTGCGTCAGCTTGGCAAGATTCAGAATACTTATATTCAAAAGATTCTGCCAGAAATTGATCGTGACGGTCGTATTCGTACTAACTTCAACTTGATCTTTACTACCAGCGGACGTCTTAGCTCTAGTGGCAAGTTTAACGCTCAACAGATTCCTCGCGATGACCCTATTATCAAAGGCTGTATCGAAGCTCCAGCTGGCTACAAGATTGTATCACAAGACTTGACCACAGCCGAAATGTATTATGCAGCTGTGCTAAGTGGTGACAAGAACTTGCAAGAAGTATTCTCTAGTGGCGGCGACTTTCACTCAACAATTGCTAAAATGGTATTTTCATTGCCATGTGCAGTTGAAGATGTTAAAAAGCTATTTGGCTCAATGCGTCAATCAGCTAAGGCTATTTCTTTTGGTATTTTGTATGGTTCGGGTGCTAATAAAGTATCTCAGACTGTATCAAAAGCTACTGGCGAGAATTACCCAGTTGAGCAAGCCCGTGACGATATTAAACAATACTTTACTAAGTTCAGTCGCCTTAAAAAGTGGCTGGAAGACCGCAAAAACTTTATTCAAACAAATGGTTACACATACTCATTTTTTGGGCGTAAACGCAGATTACCTAATGTATTTAGCGCAGATAAAGGTATTGCAGCTCACGAAGTCCGTTCAGGAATTAACGCCGAAGTACAAAGCCTTGCCAGTGATGTTAACTTACTTGGCGCTATGCGAACAGCGGAAGAGATTGCAGCAAAAGGGCTAGATGCTAAAATCTTTATGCTGGTTCATGACTCAATTGTTGCGCTCGTAAAAGACGAAGATGTGGTGGAATACTGCGAGATCCTAAAGCGTAACACGCAACACCAATGGGGATGTGAGATTCCAAATGCCCCAATCGGTGTAGATCAAGATATCGGCGAGGATTATAGTTTTGGACATTTCTCAGAAACATACAAGTTTGTTGGAGATACGCTGGCCCGTATTTAAGTTAGGTGATAAGAAACCAACCCAGCAAGATGGGCTGGTATTCTATCATACACACTACGTAGATGAAAACAACTGTGAGACTTATAGCGTTAGAATGGTTGATGATAAAACTCTACCACAAAAGACGCTTGGTCTCCGACGTCTAGCAATGAAAGCACTAAAGGTTGAGCTGTTCCCAATCCGCACAGCTATCTACTTTTTAGCAGACTTGGTTAAACTTGCAAAAGCAACCACTTGGTTTGTTGACAGCAGTGGCAGAGTATTTCAGTACGAAAAAACCACACGCGCCAAACTCACAACAAAGAAACTAAAAAATGTTTTACCTGCAGAGGGGCTAGGGTGTGTGTTTGAATTAGTGGGAGTACCTAACCGATTTAAAGCAATGCGTCACCCTGATACTACAGAACAGTATGCCAGAGTATTGCAGTTGGGTATGGCATTTATTTTTTATGGTTTTTGTAGTGAGCACAAGCCTGATAGTTGGAGAATGGTTTAAATGCCTAAAGCAGTAATATCAAATCGTATTTACATGGATAATCCTGGTGTAGAACACACAAAAAAGATTATCGGTGCACTTACCTACAAAATCAAAAAAGACACTGGTTCAAAGCGTTTTGCTACAGTAGAAACTATCAAGAATTATAAGGTGCTGCCCAAAGGTATTCTATCAATTCCCCAAGGTCGCCTAGACTTAATTCCCGAAGACTATGAAATCATTGATAAACGATTGCTTGAGGATGTACCTTTCCCAACGCCTAAATATCCTCTACGACCCGAACAGCAAGTGGTTTATGACCCAATCGACGACACGTGCTTTATCAATGCCCTTGTGGGATGGGGAAAGACTTTTACAGCCTTACACCTTGCTCACAAGTTCGGACAAAAAACTCTTGTTATCACCCACACAGCTGCACTCCGAGACCAGTGGTGCGAAGAAATTGAAGTCCTATTCGGGACGCAGTGCGGAGTTATTGGTGGTGGACGAGTTGACCACGCCGACCACTTTATCACAGTGGCCAATATACAGACGCTCAGCAAGTGTGCTGGTGACTTGGCTAAGGAGTTTGGGACTATTATCTTGGACGAAGCCCACCACTGTCCTGCCACTACATTTGCACAAACAGTGGACGTATTCCATGCCCGCTACCGAATTGCTCTTAGTGGCACAATGATTCGCAAAGACGGCAAACACATCTTGTTTGGTGACTATTTTGGCCCTCTAGTATACAAGCCACCACAGTCGAATACACTGACTCCAACAGTGCACATTGTTAAGTCGGGTATTACACTAAAGCCAGGTGTACCTTGGGTTGAAAAAGTCACAGAACTACTAGAATCAGAAAAGTACAGGCAATTTATTGCAACCATTGCACTAATGCATATGCAAGAGGGTCACTCAGTGTTGGTAATTGCTGACCGAGTGGAGTTTTTACACAAAGTGAAAGAATACATTGGCGAAGATTGCGCGGTTGTTACAGGCGACACAGATTACGAAGAACGACAGTACGTCAAACAAGAAGTCCTCTCAGGAAACAAAAAAGCCATATGCGGAAGCAGGCAAATATTCTCAGAAGGCATATCTATTAACACACTCAGCTGTGTTATCCTTGCAGCCCCAATGAGTAACGATAGTCTGCTAGAACAAATTGTGGGTCGCGTTCAACGATTGCATGAAGGTAAACTTGACCCACTAGTTGTGGACATTAACTTTGCTGGTTATGCGGATAAAAAACAAAACAACGATAGACTAGCCTTGTATTTACGTAAAGGCTGGCAGGTAATAACAGCATGATAAAATTTACACTTGCAGTAGCTTCGCTATTATGCTATAATATAGTCTAAGTTAAGGATTATGGCACTCTTTTTTAACCTGGATTTATTAGAAACAGAAACACATTGTGACCCTAAATTAATGTTAAGTATGCTGGAAAGGCATTTTAGCAAAAAGCCAATACCGAAAAACCACCGTGAACTAAATAGTTTCAAAAACTTGTCGGGTCACAGCTTTTTGTTAAATGCCCAACCTCTTTTCCAAGAAACTTGTGATATTGCACACAAAGCGCAATATATCAGACTTGCAGGAAGGCGTGATTATAGCTTATATAAACTTTATCGTGTAGTCTACCTAGACTTAACCTATTTCAAAGATCTTGACTTAGACGCACTAAAACACAACCCACTGCTTACAATAACAGACAACAAAATTTACTTCAAATACGAAAATAACTAATTATGGCAATTTCATTTAAAAACACCAAAGGCAAAGCTCAATCAAACAAAGTTGAGGCTTACGAGTACAAAGACGGCGAAAACACAGTTCGACTAGTAGGCGGCGTTCTTCCACGCTATATTTACTGGATCAAGGGCAGCAACAACAAGGATATTCCTGTTGAATGTTTGGCTTTCAGCCGCGACAAAGAAAAATTCGATAACATCGAAAAAGATCATGTCCCACAGTTCTACCCAGAGCTGAAGTGCTCATGGAGTTATACAGTTAACTGTATTGACCCAAAAGACGGCAAAGTCAAAGCTCTGAACTTGAAAAAGAAACTGTTTGAGCAAATTGTAAGTGCAGCAGAAGACTTGGGCGATCCAACAGATTTTGATACTGGTTGGGACGTTGTGTTCAAGCGCACTAAGACTGGGCCTCTAGCCTTTAATATCAGCTACGATCTCTCAGTACTACGTTGCAAGCCACGTAAGCTAACTGATGAAGAACGTGCAGCTGCTGAAGCAGCCAAGTCAATTGATGAAAAATATCCTCGCCCAACAGAAGCCGAAGTGCTAGCCCTGTTGGAAAAAGTTACCTCTAACACAGATGACGGCGATGCAGGCGATGACTCTGCTCAAGAAGCTGTTAAAGAACTAGGTTGATATATGTAGCCCGCAATCCTGAAAAGCTTGCGGGCTATTTTGTCTGATAAACACAATGAAAATACTATTTACAGCAGACGTACATATTAAACTAGGTCAAAAGAATGTGCCAGTTGAGTGGTCACGAAACCGATTTCACCTATTTTGCAAGCAGTTTAGTGAAATGCAGCATGAAGCAGACTTGGTGATTGTGGGTGGCGATGTATTTGATCGACTACCTACAATGGATGAAGTTGAGCTTTACTTTGACTTTGTGGAAAGCTTTCACAAACCAACACTAATCTATCCTGGCAATCATGAAATGTTGAAAAAAGACTCAACATTCTTGACTAACCTTAAAAAGTCTACACATCGACTAAATTCATTGGTAACTATTATAGATGAATACTACTCGAACGATACAGTAGATATTATACCTTACAACAAACTGAAAGATTACGAAAAGCACGGATATAGTTTTAGCAACCGTATCTTGTGCACACACGTTCGTGGAGAGATTCCACCGCACGTTAAGCCAGAAGTAGACTTGGACTTATTTAATCGCTGGAACTTGGTACTAGCAGGCGACCTGCATTCATATGAAAATTGTCAGCGCAATATTCTTTATCCTGGCAGCCCTTATACTACTAGTTTTCACCGCTCCCGAGTCGATACTGGCGCTATTATCCTTGATGTTGATACTCTCAGTCATGAGTGGCGGAAGTTCAACTTACCACAGCTCATCAAGAAAACAATCACTGCCGAAGAGGCCTCCACCTCCGCCAATGCCACCGACTTTGACCACACAATCTATGAAGTGCAAGGTGATATGCAAGAACTCGGAGAATTGCAAGATTCAGAGCTGATTGCCACCAAAGTCCTAAAACGCGATACCGACTCAGCACTAATGCTAGACGCAGAAATGTCCTTGGATCAAGAAGTACGCGAGTACGTAACCTATATCTTAGAACTACCAGAACCCACGGTAGATAAGGTTTTAAAAGAAATGCAAAATCATGCAGAAAAATTCACCTAAAATAGCCGAAGTATGGTCACAAACTAACTGCCCAGCTTGTACTGAAGCCAAGCGGTTACTGGAAACTCACGGAACG